TCGCATCCGCGCTGGTCAAAGCGCAAAAGGCCTTCGGGCCTGCGCTGAAGTCCAGCAGCAACCCGCATTTCAAATCCCGCTACGCTGACCTTGCCGCCTGCGTCGAGGCGGTCATCGACGCCCTCAACGACGCTGGCATCGCGCTCATCCAGCAGACGCACGAATGCGAGTCTGGCGTGATGGTCGAGACGGTTTTCGTGCATGAGTCAGGCGAGACGCTCAGCGCCGGCAAGCTTCATGTGCCGGCCAGCAAGCAGGACGCGCAGGGCTATGGATCGGCCCTCACCTACGCCCGCCGCTACAGCCTCATGGCCGCGTGCGGCATCGCACCCGAGGACGATGATGGCAACGCTGCCAGCAAGCGAACCGCGGCATCCCCGCAGGCAGCATCCGGCGAACTGGTCACCGCTGCCCGCGAGGCCGCAATGGCTGGCCGCGCTGCGTTCAAGGGATTCTGGTCGGCGCAAAACCAGCAGCAGCGCCAGCAGCTGGCCCCGCATCTTGAGGCGCTCAAGGCCGCAGTTGAGAACGCCGAGGCCGGCAAGGAGTCGCCGCTGTGACGACGCAGTATCACACCCCGCAGGGCACCGGCGCATGGCTAAACCAGCGCGTCGGCAATCTGACCGCTTCGCGCATGGCCGACGCAATGGCGCGGCTCAAGCAGACAGACAAGCAGCGCAAAGCCAACGAGCCGGGATCGCCTGCCGAGGCTCGACGCAAATATCTGATCGAGATCGTCTGCGAGCGGCTCACCGGCGATGCGGTGCCGCACTATGTGAACGACTTCATGCGCTGGGGCATCGAACAGGAGCCGCGCGGCAAAGCCGCATTCGAGGCCCGCACGGGACTGCTGCTGACCTCCTGCGGCTACCACACGCACCCCGCCATTGCGCACTTCGGCGCGACCCCTGATGCGCTGGTCGATGCCGATTGGGTGTTCGAGCTCAAGTGCCCGCAGACTAAGACGCATATCGAATGGATGCTGGACGGCGAGGTTCCCGAGCAACACCGGCCGCAGATTCTCGCGCAGTTGGCCTGCACTGGCCGCAAATCTGCGTGGTTCTGTAGCTACGATCCGCGCCTGCCTGAGAGGCAGTCCCTGATGATCCTGCCGTGGCATCCGCCTGCGGAGGAGATCACCAAAGTGGAAGCAGAGGCCATTGCATTCCTGGCGGAAGCCGATGCACTGTTCCAACAGATCACCGAGAGCCAACCATGACCACCGAAGTCCTCACCAACCGTCAGCGCCAGGTGCTTGCCGGCGTTGCTGCCGGCCACGGCCACAAGCAAATCGCCCGCGATCTTGAAATCAGCCGCTGCACCGTCAAGCAACACCTCGTCTTTGCCCGCGCAGCCATGCAGGCACGCACCAGCGTTGAGGCTGCGATCAAAGCTACCAAGGCGGGCCTGCTATGAAGTTCCGGTATCGCTCACGCGCTGATATGCGCGAATGGCTGCGCACTCATGTGCGGATTGACGGCGACTGCCGCATCTGGGCCGGGACGGTCAACTCCAGCGGGATGCCGCTGGTGTGCTGGATGCCGCACGGCAAGCGCCTGCGTGCTCGCACTCTGCTGCTGACCCTCACCGGGCGCCCGATGCCGGCCGGCACGGTTGTCTGGTCATCGTGCGGGCGCTCCGATTGCATGAGCCCCGCGCACCTGCTCACCGGCACCAGACAGGAGATGATCGCGTACATGGTCGCGGAAGGCCGCTTCATGCGCGGCATTCCGCGAGCATTGGCAAGCGCCCGAAGCCGCCCAGGCTCACGGCTCGGCATCCGCCACGCAAGAGATGTCGCGCAGGCCGCAGCATACGGAGCCACCCATGCGCAGATTGCCGCGCAGTACGGGGTCCACGAATCAGCCGTTGGCCACGCTCTGGGCCGCTGGCGCAAGGCAGGAGTGATCTGATGCGAACCGACTCTATAACCATTGACCTGTTTCAGCCGTCTTTTGAAGTTGATCACCTTTCTGCCTTGATCGCATCGCTAAATGCATTGCCCATTAAAGAAAAAGTTATCCGCCTAAATGAAATTCGCATGGCACTGCATGAGGCTAGCCCGTTTAAAGGCGAGCCGGTTGACTTTGTTGAATGGGTTCCAGCGGATGATGTGCAAGCCAACGACTACAACCCAAACACTGTCGCACCGCCTGAGATGGAGCTTTTGCGGGTTTCCATCATGGCTGACGGCTACACGCAACCGATTGTCACAATGCCGGAAGATGGAAAGAGAACCGTGATTGACGGCTTCCATCGGAACAGGGTTGGAAAAGAATGCGAAGATGTCAGAACAAGGGTCAATGGGTTTTTGCCGGTGGTCCGCATAAGGTCTGAGCAAGAAGATCGCAGTGACAGGATGGCATCAACAATCCGTCACAACAGGGCCAGGGGTAAGCACAAGGTCGAAGCAATGACAGACATTGTTGTCGAACTTAAACGGCGGAATTGGTCTGATGAAAAAATCGCTAAAAACCTTGGCATGGATGCTGATGAGGTACTGCGTCTGAGCCAGATCAGCGGCATCGCGGAAGTGTTTAAAGATCAAGACTTTTCGGACGCATGGGAGGTTGGCGCTGACGGCACTGGCGAACTGCTATCAGATGTTATTCCAGACTTTGAGGCAGATGACAAAGGAAGAATATTTCACACCTGGGACAAATGGGAGTGCTATCGCGCTGGGTTCTACAAAGAGCGCCCGGATGGCATGACACAGCAAGATGGCGAAGAAAAGTACCGCGAATTTTTGTCTGATCTTCCTCGATTCGAATTGTCACTGAAAGCAGTAACCGAACAGTGGAATTTTTCCTGCGAGCACTATCTGACAAACGACAGAATAAACCGCATTGCATGGCTTGGACAGGCGTCCGTTGCCCACGCCCTTGGCATTCCGTCCTGCTGCCGTGGAGGCTATCATTTGCTTACGCAAGAACAACAGCAAGCAGCTGACGGCTTGGCTTTGTCGTACTTGAACAAGTGGATTTCTTCCAAGGGCATGGGCACGGTGACCTTTGAGCAGGCAGGCGGAAGAACAGAGGCGGAGTTGTATTAATGGCAATCGTCAAAAAATCACTCGGGATCAGCGTTCTGCAGGCAGCAAAAGAACGGATTGCGTATACATTCGATCATTTTGAGGCGATCTACATTTCTTTCAGTGCAGGAAAAGACTCTAGCGTAATGATGCATCTCGTCATGGACGAGGCGATCAAAAGAAATCGAAAAGTTGGAGTCTTGCTTATTGACTTAGAGGCGCAATACACGCTGACAATCAAGCACGCCCAAGAAATGTTTGCAACGTATGCAAACAACATGGAACTTTATTGGGTGTGCCTTCCAATCAAGCTACGAAATGCGGTGAGCAATTATGAGCCAGTATGGTGTGCATGGGATTACGAACGGAAAAACGAGTGGGTTCGTCCCATGCCGGAAGGATTGGGAGTCATTTCCGATCCATCGTTTTTTGATTTTTTCGAGCCTCGCATGGAGTTCGAAGAATTCATTGAGTTGTTTGCCGTCTGGTACTCACAAGGCCGAGACACCGCTGCTTTCATCGGAATCAGGTCAGACGAAAGCCTAAATCGCTTCCGAACCATCGCCTTGCAAAACAAAGAAACGCATTTCGGAAAACGGTGGACAACAAAGGTTGTTGACAAAACCTACAATGTGTATCCGATTTATGACTGGCGCGTAGAAGATATTTGGCGCTACCACGCTATGTTCCCAAGCAAACCTCACAATGAAGTGTATGACAGGATGAGGCTTGCCGGAGTGTCTTTGCATCAAATGAGACTATGCCAGCCGTACGGAGATGACCAAAGGAGAGGTTTGTGGCTTTATCACTTGATTGAGCCACAAACCTGGGGAAAGTTGATTGCCCGGGTGAACGGTGCAAATTCTGGTGCTTTGTATATTGAAGAGCGCGGAAATGTCACAGGATACGCAAAGATCACGCTTCCAAGCGGCCACACTTGGCGTAGCTTTTGTAACCTCATGCTCGCAACGATGCCGAAAGTCACGCGAGATCACTACACCGCGAGGTTTAACGAGTGGTTGCACGGGTGGCATAAACGAGGGTATCGCAATGGGATACCGGACTTTGCGCCACCAGAATTAGAAAAAAAATATTGGGTTCCAAGTTGGCGGAGGATGTGCAAAGTATTGCTTCGCAATGACTGGTGGTGCAAAGGCCTTGGCCTGACGCAACCTAAAAGCGAAGCATACAAACGTTATCTTGACTTAAAAAAAGCAAAGGCCCGTGTATGACCGAAACGCTCACATGGCATCCCGCATCTCACAAGCCCGACAGCGACACCACGGTCCTGCTGTGGCTTGATACCGGCGACTGGCTGGCAGGATGGTGGGACGCCGACATCGTGGACTGGCGCGACTGCACCAGCGGCGGACTGGTCAGCGAGACGGTGACGGCATGGGCAGAGCCGCAGGGGCCGGCAGCATGAACTCACTCGCCCACATGGCCACATGGTGCGCCAGCCGCAGCAGCGTGGATTCGTCCACCGACGAGCTGATCTTCGAGATACCCATCACGCACATCTACGCCCCGACTGGCAAAGTATGCGATCTCATCCGCATCCTGCGCGACAACCCTGCGCGAAGGTTCTCGTCGTCAGACCTGGCCGAGAAAGTCGGCTTGCTGGCGAAGAACATCCCGCGCAGCCTTGCGATTGCGCTCAATTACGGGCTGATCAGCAGGGTGGAGCGCGAGCGGGTCATCTACTGGCAGTGGGCGTGATGCGCGGCCGAGCATCGCCGCACTACGGACAGCTGCTCGCCCGCGACAACCCGGAAGCCTACAAACTCTGGCTGACGCGCAACGATGAGCCTGAGCCGGAACCAGCGCACGGATGGTCATGGCAACTGGCCAGCGACGATCAGCATCCGATTGCTCGAGACTTCTGCCGGCGCCTGCTCGACATGACGGCGCTCACCGACACCGAGTCGGCGGTTGTATGGCTGCTGGTGTTCGATGGCAGCACATTGCAGGAAGCCGGCGATGAGCTTGGCTTCAGCAGGGAGCGCATCCGGCAGGCCATGAAGTCGGCGGTGCGCAAGATGCAGAAGAGCGCCAGCAAGCTCACTGGCGTACCAACTGCGCACATTGCGCACTTTTCCATGCAGTACGAGCGCCGGCCAATGTACCGGTTCTGGAGAGACTGATGCCGACAAGCCGCAAGCCACGAAAGGCGCACCGGCCGCGCCTCATCAATCCGCCGATGACCGAAGGCCTGGTGCAGATGTTCCGCGAGACGCTGACCACCGCCGAGATCGGCCTGCACCTCACCGCGCCAACGCTCGACCACTTCGACGCCCTGGCCGCTGCGCTCAATGTGATCGGCCCAGTGGTGGAGAGACTGCACGGAGAGCGCAGCGATGCCGCTATCGCCATCCAGAGCACCGCGCTGCACATGAACAGCATGATCGACCGATGCAGCCCCGGCGATGCGCCACAGCCACGCCCTGTTGAGCTTGCAGCGATCTCCCGTGGCGTAGACGCCGCACTCTCCGTACTCGGCACGTTGAGCGTGCGCAATCTGTACCTGTCGCACCTAAAGTTATTGCGCGGACGGTAGAGCCGTGGCATTCTCCGCGCACCAACAACGGAGGACACCATGACCCGAATCATCATTGCGGCCTGCATCGCAACCTTCTGCGCGAGTGCCTGGGCCTGCCGCACATACACAATCTTTCGGGGCGACCGGATCATCATGTGCACCGAGTGCTGCATCGGGTCTCACTGCACTGTGAGCTGCTTCTGATGGATGCGACCCAACGCGGCCACGCAATGCGGCTGGCAGACGAGTGGCGCAACCGCCCGAGCGCGGATAACAGGCCTGCCAAGGTGACGGCCATCGGCAACCAGATGGCCGAACTGCTGCGGCAGCTGGCCACCGAGTACCCGTTACGCAAGCCTGCAATGTGGGTACATCAGGACAACCCGCAGATCACCACCCAGCGCGAGCCGCTTGGGCCGGGGTGGATCGCGTTATACCGGGAGGGCCGATGAACTTCCTCATCACCCTGCTGTGCGCCGGCTCGCTGGCGTACCAGATGGCCTGCGGTAGCGACTCGCCTGTCGTTGCTGCGATCACCGGGCTGGCATGGATGATGGTGCTGGCTCAGGCAATGGAGGATCGGACATGAACTGTTGTAACAGTTACGGCAACTGCAAGCAGGGCAGGGACTGCCCCATTCGGTACGCGTGCGCGGTCGAAGCCGATCTGCGCCGCGCTGATCGCTGGGACCGCATCGTTGGCGTGTGCCTGTGGGCCGCGCTGATTGTTGTCGTGTCTTTCATTATTTTCGGAGTCATCTGATATGAGCACTATCACCACTGAACAGCAGGCTGCAATCGCGGCCAAACTCGACGGCATGAACCTGCCCAAGGGGCTGGGCGACAAGCACGCTGCGTGCAGCATCGCCGCCATCAACCTCGCCCTGACCGGGCGGCTCACCGATGAAATCCCGGATTGCATGAGCCCGGTCATCGGTAGGTGGATCATCGCCGTGCAGGACGCGATGCCTGACGAGATGAGGAACAGCGCGCGATGGAAGGGCTTGCTGCCACTGGCCGCAGGCACGGGCCGGGAGCATGAGGATGAGCGGATCGCGCTGATCCTCGACTGGATGTGGAGCGTGGTTCTGCCGACGCTCCAGCCGCTGGCTGATGAACGCGGCTTCGGCTTGCAGTGGCGGCAGATGACTACTGAGCGCAGCGCGACGGCGGAGGCGGCGGAGGCGGCGGAGGCGGCGGAGGCGGCGGGGGCGACGGCGTGGGTGGCGGCGGCGGCGAGGGCGGCGGCGGCGAGGGCGACGGCGAGGGCGACGGCGTGGGTGGCGGCGGCGGCGAGGGCGACGGCGTGGGCGGCGGAGTCGGCGGCGGAGTCGGCGGCGGCGACGGCGTGGGCGGCGGGGGAGGCGAGGGCGGCGGCGGAGGCGGCGGCGTGGAACCGCTTCGACCCATGCGCCCTGCTTGAGCGGCTAATCGCTGTGGGAGAGCAGGCATGAGCGCACTGCATGATGCAGCCCGCCGCGTCGTGGCGGCATGGGGCTCGACCCGCCCTGCTTGGGTCGAGGAATGCAACGCCGCAGTGATGGCGCTGGATGCGGCGCTGAAGGCGCAGGCAGAGCCGGCGCAGGAGCCGTTTGCTTTACCGTGCCCGACTCCAAAGGCGTGCAGGGAGCATTGCTGTAGTGGGCATTGCATGCCTCACACCGCCCCACCCCAGCGCCCGCCGCTGACGGATGAGGAGATTGACAAGGCAACCGCGCAGGAGCGCGACGCTTTGCTCGATCACATCTACGAGTACGGGACAGCGGCAGAGGGGGTGCTGGAACGCATCAGGAAGCTATGCCGCGTCATCGAGCGCAAGGTGAGAGGAGAGAAGTAATGAGTGAGAAGAGCGAAGCCCTGCCCATCGACCAGCACCCCGGTGTGCAAGGTCTGGCACAGATTGGGCGCAACGCCATTGATCGCGTGATCGAACTGGAGCAGGCCCGCGCACGCGACAACATCGCATTCAAGCAACTGCTCGCCCAGCGCGATGCGCTGCTGGAGGCGTTGAAATACCACCAAGAGCAGACAAGACCGATTCAGCGGACGCTTGATGTCATCAAGGCGGTGGAGGAGGGGAAATGAGTGACTACGCCGACAACTTGCGCAAGTCGATGAGCATGGCGCTGGAGGCTGGGCTACTGCCTTTGCTTGACGAAGATTGCTTTCAAAAGACGGGCACAAAGAACTTTGGCGCAACCAAGAAAGTTCTTGAACGCTTCTTCCACCTCGCCGCCGCTGCCGGTGCCGCTGCCGAGCGTGAGGCGTGTGCGAGGGTGTGCGAGGCGCTTGAAGAACACAAAGGCCACGCCTGTGCCTACGCCATCCGCGCAAGGGAAGAGAAATGACCAAGCACTGCAAGGGCTGCGTCCA